TTACCTCTGCTTCTGTAGTACTAACTGTTACACTAATCTGAGTATAGTAATCAGAAGTTCCTACTGCAGTGATTGTTCTTGTTACTGAAGAACCATTGGATGATCTTACTCTAAGGGTATAAGCCTTACCCACTTCTAGCGGTAATTCCTCGTCAAGTTCAAATGAAGTACTTGATAAGCGATTCTTAATACGACCACTTCCAATTCCCCACATTGGAACATCGTGCATTACCTTAACTCTATCTCCTCTATTACAGACAAGGTACTCAATATCTGCGTTCAGAGTATAAACCTCCGGTCTAAGTTTAGCTTGTGCAAAGTGCCATTTAGCATGATCAATTACGGATGAAAGTTTAGTAACACCGGGTAATTGAATACTTTCAAATAAGGCAGCATCACTTGCGCTCTTACCTGTATTATAAACAATAACTTCACTCTCTTGATAATCCTGCGCTTCATCGAAGTAATTCACCCTTAATCCATCAGGCATCTTAGGTAAGGCTTTTGTACTCTCAAAGTCCCAGCTATTATGAGGAGTAAAGTGCTGAATAATATTAGGCTTAGGTTCATCAATAATGACTGTCCATTTACCATCAACTAATGCAGGACTTGCTCTACCTGCTGCACAGATATCTCTAAGTACTTCCAAGATACTACGTTGAGTCGCTAGTACTGAGTTGTATTCAAATCCCTTTGTAGTGCAGTAATTAGACCAGTACTGTAATTGAACTAGGTCAAACTTTGTGCTAGGTGAAGTAATTCTTTGGGAATTGCCTGAATGCTCTAGAACGTATCTAAACAAAGCTGCTGGATTACTTGTACTTGCATCAACCCAAGCTGCACCATTCCATGCTTTGCAGTAAGTCTGCACGATAGCATTAATACCTGCAATACTTCCATTGAGTTGATCAGTGGCTTTAATTTTAAAGGCTGTCTTAGCTATCTTACTTCCAACAGGATCAACTGCAGGAGCAGCATTTCTTGAAAAGGCTACATTCTGAAGTACGCTAGTATGGTAATATCTATAAGTAGGATTATCCTCTGTATTATCTCCAGTCTCCCTACGTATACGCATGATTAAACCGTTATTAACAGGTAACTGCCCTGCTACAATTGAATAAGTTTTTGTAAATGTAAAGGCATCCTTCTTAGGTGCATCAGCTCCTAATGAGAAAGTATTCAGAAAGTACCAAGTTGAATTGTAGAATATTTCCACTCTGAAACTTGTAGGTGCTTTTTCGTTATTCCCTGAACCATCCCCTTTGACGACAATCCTGCGTAATCCGGAAGGAAAGTTAATGGCTACTGTGAAGCTATCTACAGTTTCTGTTGAAGCTGCTTCATACCAAGGGCCGGGAGTATTTGCTGCATAAGTTGTTATTTGTCTAGTACCAGCTTCTACCCATATGTATTCTCCTTCTCCCATAGACTGCTGCACCATATAAGGCTCAGTTGTTACCACTGGAGTGCCATCTGGATTCCCATCGCAGACTAGCTCAATATTTGTATATACTTGAGTGATATCCTTACTATAAATTGAATCAAATCTCTGCTGTTGAACGGCATCAAGTGCAATTTTTCTATTATCAGTCTGGATAGTGTAATTAGTGTAATTACTAAGAGGTATTTCACCAATTTTAAGAGTGCTTTCGTCGATACTCAAAGGGCCATATCCCCATGTTAGCAGCATCGAAACGTAACTATCTCTTTCATTCTCGTAAGTCAGGTAATTAACAGCACCTAGTGGTGGAGCAACTTTTACTTTACCTAAGATTACAGGGATAGCTCCGTACTTATTGACTTGATTCTGCGCTCCATCAAGCATTAACTGGCGTTCACTACTACCGGGGTCAGCAGGGGCAGACAAAGGTCTAACAGGTGCAATAGCGTTAACAAGGGCAGAGCCAAGCATATTGATTGCAACTGTGCCTACAGCAAACATAATAGGAGATGCTGCAGCGGCTGCAGCTACACCCGCTGCTGTCATCGCTCCACCCATCATATAGGTAACTGCCCAAGGAGCCGCAATTGCAATAGCTAGTACAGCAAGCATTCTTCCTGCAGAGCCTGTAGGGACTGACCTGTACTCGATCTTATCGGATTCATTCAGTACAGTCTCTTGCCACTTATCCTTGTGAATAGCAATACCATTTACGGTAATATGAGCTTCACTTTTTAATTCATCAGCAATATTATATTCCTTAAGGATATAAGTTACTAACTCGTCAAGCTTAATTCCTTGAGGAATTGGCATTGTGAATCGTTCAGTGCGTAAAGGATGTGGTACTACATTAAGAACTGCATTTGATTTTTCACTATATTTAAAGTGACCTACTATTCTCTTCTTCCAAGATGGGGAATCAAATGCTTCAATAGCGCTACTAAAACCTTCACGAGCGTGAATAAAATGAGTACTAGAAATACAGACACCCACATGAGATTCCACCCCCATAACCCTGAATAGGACTAAGGAACCTTCTTCTGGTTCAGCGATTGATTCCCATCCTTCTTTATATTGAGAAATTAAATCCCCAATACGTTCTACTTGATTATCCTCGTACTCGTCACTGAATGATGGTAGGGTAATATCATACTCGTCCTTGTAGATAAGACGAACCAATCCCCAGCAGTCTAGACCGTCTGTAGTTCTACCTTTATATTTAAAAGGAATACCGATATAATTATTTGAGAGCATTAAATACTTCCTAATTAAAATAACCCCGGAAAGTACCTAGGGGTAAATGAGTGCGAAGGGAATGGTTCCCTTTCTAGGTCAACCATTGAGAGATTAGCTACAACTGAATTTGCATTGTATGTAAAGTTACTAATATAGAAACCATCGAAGGAGACTTCAATAACATCAGGGGATTTGTTGAGTACTAGCTCCATCTTAATAGGTGGAGGCGCTGTGAGACCCCTAATAATAGGCGTCAAGTACCTTGTCACATCGTATAATGAAATAGAGCACCTAGGGGCTTGTGCCTCCTCCTCTGTTGGAAGGGTAATCTCCATAGGTAGAAAAGTATAATCAAAGGAGTTACTTGTTACCCCGTAGAGTACATCCTCCTCTGTTTCACTTATACGTTTAGTAAACCCGTCAGAGAGTCTTGCGATAACCTCCGTTGGGTTATCAGGGTTATAAATAGTAAGTAGAAAGAGCAAGTCAGCGTCAGCATCAGGGGAGAATACCGCCCTGATAGCTGCTGGTGACATTGTAGTTAATCTACTCATGGTAGGACTTCTAATTCAAGGGAGACACTGTAAAGCTCTGGTAGGATATAACCTAGGCTAAACATTGCTCCGTCCTGTTGAGGAACTATCCTTACTTCTATAACAGCCCCTGTCCTAGGGTGAGGAAATCCGAAGCGGATTGTACCCTTCAAGGAGTCCGTTATAAAGGCATCAAGTATAGCTACCTGTGCTGTAGACAAGGCGTAACTGACTTGCATAGTATCAGTTCTTTTACCTCGTCTACGCATCTTAGCTGGGCCAGCATCCATAGAAGTCCTTAGAACTATTACTCCTTTTGTTTCTGAGTAATCCGTTCTAGGTTTCTGCGGTAGTGTTACAGGCCATATAAAAGTATATGCCATTAATTATCTCCTAATAAGTTGAGGCTGAACTCCGAATGTAGATTTCATAGCCTTTTGTGAACTACTTCCACTACGTTGAACTTCACTAGCAGTCATATCACCTATGGTAACTTCGATTCTACGGTTACCTCTTGAGTCAGTAGTCTCTTTAGTTGTTGCTTGGGAAGTTGTATTATTAACAATAGAGACTGAAACATTACTTCCACCACCACCATTAGCTACTACACCCAAGGAGCCACTAGAATCCCTGCGAAGAGGCATAATAGCTTCAGGGCCAGCTTCACCCATCATTCCAGTACCTTTGGCGAACTTGAATAATGTAGGGCTATCTACTACTGAGTTACTGAATGAGCCGCCTTTAGCGAACTTCTGAACACCATCATTAAATGCACCACCATTCGCTAACTTCAAGCCTAGTCCACCAGAGCTTCCTGAAGATAGGCTATACATGGAACTATTAGCACCTGCTGTCGTAGGAGCACCAGTATAAGCTGCTAAAGCTATATTCATTAAGCCTCCTAGCATATCACCGCCGCCACCTGAAGTGAAAGGTTTCATGATACTCTGCTGGATAGTTATACGAATAAGGTCAGAGATAATACTATTAGCCAAGCTTGCAAAATCAAGTTTACCTGTTTTAACAAAATCAACTAAAGCATCTTCCATTCCCTTGAATGCACTAGTAAATGTCTGCTCGGTAGCACTTGCTACATTACCGAGAGAATCAAGATAATTAGCTGTAGCTGCTTTAGAGCCGTTTGTCCAGTCACCTTGCTTCTGCTTGAGAGTATCATAGTAAGTCTGATTAGCGAGTAATCTTTCAGCTAGACCTGCTTTGATAGCAGCCGTAGCATCCGTATATTCCTTAGTCTCAAGTTGCTTATTTTTACTGAACT